GGTAATGCGAGGCGCCGGTTAGCGCTAGGGTGCGGCATTTGCGCATAGGCAACCATTCATGACCTGGCGGAATTACGACGACGTCGCGCGGCAGCTGGCTGAGGCAGGGCTGCTCATCGATTCGGACCGCGGCATTGAGGTAGGGACCGCGCGTTTCGTGCGCTGCAAGGTTCAGGGTGGCGGATCAGAAAAACGCGGCTGGTACAAGCTGCACACCGTGCGCATGCAGACCACCGGCGATGACATGCTTGGCGGGGCTTTCGGGATTTTCGAGGGTGCCGACGCGAACGCGCAGCGCATCGCGTGGAATCGGGAAGATCGAGCGCAACTGACGCCGGATCAGATCGCAGCGAACCGCGCCCGGGCGATCGCCGACCGCAAGGCTGCCGAGGCTGAACTCTCGCGCGCCTGGGAAGCGGCCGCGAGCAAGGCCAGCGGCTGGTGGCGTGGCTGCGTCGATTCTGGCGAGAATGCTTACCTGGTCCGCAAAGGTCTGCCGGCTGGCCGGCTGTACGGCGCAAGGCTGTCACCGTCCGGCAACCTGGTCGTGCCGGTGCAAGATGCGCGCGGCAAGATCTGGGGCTTGCAGGTGATCTATCATGACCCGGCCGTGAAGGCGCGCAAGAAGCGCGACAAGGACTTCGGGCCGGCCGGGCTGCTCGTCAAAGGCAACATGCACGTGATCGGCTCGCCGATGGCTGGTCGCGTCGCGCTGCTGTGCGAAGGTTTCGCGACCGCTGCGACGCTTCACGAGGCAACCGGGCTGCCGGTGATCGTCGCCTTCAGCGCCGGCAATCTGCTGCCGGTGGCCACGGCCGCGAACAAGCACTACCGCGGTCTTCGCTTGCTGGTCTGTGCCGACGACGACTACCTGCAGATTTGCAGCGCTTGCAAGACGTGGACCACCGTTACAGACCCCGAGTGCATCGCGTGCGGCGAGCCGCACGGCAAGAGCAACGCCGGCCAGCTGGCAGCCGCTGCAGCAGCGCTTGCCGTTTCCGGCGCGGTACTGACACCGATCTTTCCTGGCGATCGGCCGACGCACCACAAAGGGCCAACCGACTTCAACGATCTTCATACGCACCCCGATGGTGGCCTGTCGATGGTCGCCAGGCAGGTAGAGACCTCCCTCTCGGCGCTCGGGTGGGGCGTTAAGATGCTAACGCCCATACGGGCGGCAGCCAGCGATGAGGGGGGCGGGGTTTGTGCGCGCTCTCCGATGCGTGGGCTCTATTCGCTGGACGAAGCGTGCGAGCGCTGGACGCTGCTGTACGGGGCCAACGGCGCCTATTTTGACGAGGTCGAGCATCGCATCATCCCGAAAGCGGACGTCTACGCACTGATCCCGGACCATGCGGCGCGCGACTGGAAGCTACGGCCCGACCGCAAGGTGGCGCGAATCGAGGAAGTCGGCTTCGACCCGACCGAGAGCGATGAGCGTGTACTGTGCAATCTGTGGGGAGGGTTCCCGACCAAGCCGAAAGCGGGCGACTGCCAGATCCTGCTCGACCTGCTGCAGTACCTCTGCTCGCTCGAAAGCAACAGCCGCGAGGCCTACGACTGGGCGCTGAAGTGGCTGGCGTATCCCCTGCAGAACCACGGCGCAAAAATGAAAACCACGTTGGTTTTCCACGGGATGCAGGGCGCCGGAAAGAACATTTTTTTTGACGCGATCGCGCGACTTTACGGCGAGTATGGCGGGACAGTCGATCAGTCGGCGGTCGAAAGCCAGTTCAATGACTGGGCGTCCAAAAAGTTGATGATCATCTTCGACGAAGTCGTCGCCCGGGCTGATCTCTACTTCCTAAAGAACCGCATCAAGAGCCTGATCACCGGCGAAACGATCCGGATAAACACCAAGCAGGTGGCAGCCTGGCAGGAGCGCAACCACTGCAATGGCGTGTGGCTGTCGAATGAGCTGCACCCGACGGCCGTTGAGCTGTTCGACCGAAGACACTTCATGATCTGGACGCCGCCGGCGCTGTCGCCGTCGTTCTACAGAGAAGTGGCCGCCTGTCTGGCAAATGGCGGAGCCGCCGCGCTGCATCATTACTTGGTCAATCTGGATCTCGGAGATTTTGACGACCACGCAAAACCGCCAATGACCGACGCCAAGCGCGCAGTCCAGGAGCTTTCAATGGGATCGATCGAACGCTTTTTCCGGGACTGGACCACGGGAGAGACTCATTACCCGGTGTGCGCGTGCGGTTCCGGCCAGATTTATCGGGCGTATGTCCGATGGTGCACGGCAGGTGGTGAGAAGCCGCGGTCGCAGAACAACCTATCCGGCTACCTCGTCAAGCAACCGGACTGGTCAATCGCTTTGAAAGACGTATTCGAGACGGCGCACTTCTCCGGGGCTTTGCGCCGAACGCGCATGGTGATCCCGCCAGAGAAGGTTGTCACGTTCGATGCGTCGGACAAATCGACCGCCGAATACCTAAAGCGAGCGGACCGGACCGAAGCGCAGTGGGCAACCAACTGTTTTTTTTCATTCAAGCATGCATTGGGTGGCGACGAATGACAGCAAATCGCGAAAACGAACGCACCGAACGCACTGCGAACGCACCAGCGAACGCACGCAAAGCCTTGCCACGTCTGGCACCGAACGCAACGAACGCACTTTGCGTGCGCATTACGCGCGGTGCGTCCATGCATGCTGGAAGCACTCCGTCTATATGCAAAACGTCCCGCGTGCGTATGGGTGCGTTCGGTGCGTTCGGTGCGTTCGCTCCCAGCATCCATGCGGGTTTGCGTGCGTTCGCTGGTGCGTTCGCTGGCAAGCGCATGCGTTCGCTCGCGCGCGCGCCTTCTCTACATTCTTTTTTTTGAAAAAGAGAGAGAGAAAAAGATGGAAGGTACGAGCGCAGTATCGATAGCCATGGAATCTCCGGCCGCTTTTGCCAGGCGCCTCGGCGTGCATAAGTCAACCGTGTCCCGGGCGATCGCCGCAGGCCGGCTCGTGCTGGTCTCCGGCCAGCTGGAAATTGCCGACAGCCTGCGCCGCTGGCAGGACACAAAACCTGGCGCGCGACCCGACGTGCTGGCGCGCCACGCAGCGAAACGCAAGCCGGTGGACGTGGTGGCTTGCCCGGCCGCAGAAATCGCGCCACGCGCGCCAGAATCGGCCGCGATGGAGGATTCTGGCGAGCACTCCACATCGTCCATTGCTGAGCCTGGAATAGGCGACTACACGCAGCAACTGCTGACTGCTCAAAACGCATTGGCGCGACTGTCGATTAGCCTCCGGACGTTTCGGCGCTATCCTCTGGCGACGATCGAGCGCGAAGCGCAGGCGCTCGGATCGACGTTGCGCGGCGCGCTGGAGCGGCTGGTCGACCAAACCGCGCCGCGGATCGCGGTGTGTAGCGATGACGGCGCGCGCGCGGCTGTCCTGGCCGCGGAGATTGTCAGGATACGGCAGACCATGCGGCGCGAGATGCCTCGCGCGCTGCGAAGGTTGCGGCCGGTTGATAGGGTGAAGGCATGAGCAAGCCTTTGCGACTGGCCATGCCAAAAACAGCCGAATTCGTCGATGCGATTCGCTCTGCTTTTGGCGCATCTGTGGTTGACCGCGCGCTCCGCAATGCGCTGGCCGGCGGGACAGACTTTTTCGCATCGGAGAATGGGCAGACGATCGGCAACCGGCTTCCGCCACCTGGCGCGAGCTTCACAGTGGACCAGCTGCACATTGTGCAGCATGCGGCAAGTAACGAAGCTAGCAAATGATCCGCGTCACCATTCAAGGCATGCCGACGCTGATTGCCAGCCTTGGCAACCAGGCAAAACAGATTCCGTTTGCCACCGCGAAGTCCTTGACCGTAACCGCTCATGCCGTCAATCGCGAGATGCAGACCGAGATGAGGGGCAAGATTGAAGGCGGGCCGACAGCTTTTACCCTGCGCTCTCTGCGCGTCAAGGCGGCGACAAAGGTATCGCTGGTTGCAGAGGTTTTTGTCAGGGAGGACGCCGGCGGCGCTTCGCGGCCGTATGTCGAAACGCTCGGCCAGCTTTACAACTCCGGCGCTCGCCGGTGGAAGAAAATTGAAGGGCTGCTGAAGGGGCGCGGTTTGATGCCGGGAGGTTATCAGATCGTTCCGGGAGGCGCTGCGCCAATTTCTCCGAATGGCAATATGTACAAGTCAAGCTATGCCGAAATGCTAGGGATCTTGCGCTCAGGACTGCGCAATCTGCAGATATACCGGAAAACTGGGTGGGGGAAAGAACCAAAGTCGATCGGATTTTTCGTGATTCAGCCAGGCCATCCGCGCCTATTGCCTGGAATTTACCGCAGGATCACGGTGCTGACGCGGGATTCTAGATCCACTGCGCGACACGTGACATTGGCAAGAACGGGCGCAATAGAACCATGGCTGATTTTCGTTCGACCTGGCCGCTATCGGCAAATTTTCAATTTAGAGAAAACTGCGTCTGCTGTCGTCAGCCGAGTATTTCAGCCGGCATTCGACTCCGCGATGAAACAGGCGATCGCGACGGCAAAATGATATTGAGCCTGGCCCCTTATAACTAAGCCTGGCCCCTTATAACTATAACTTAACTCAATAATGACGGTTGCCGTGCTTTTCGCCCGCGTAGACAGCAACTACAAAGCGCTGTCTGGCTGCGACGTGTGGGACATAAATCGCGACGCGCGGAACTGGCCGGGCGGCTGCCCTGTGGTTGCGCACCCGCCATGCCGGGCATGGGGGCAACTGCGAAGATGGGCAAAGCCGCGCCACGACGAAAAAGCCCTGGCTCTTTGGGCGGTTGAACAAGTTCGAACATTCGGCGGCGTGCTGGAGCACCCGAACCGCTCGACGCTATGGCCAGTAGCCGGACTGCCGGAACCGGGAGGCGCGCGCGACGCTTTTGGAGGATGGACGCTCCCGATACATCAGCACTGGTGGGGGCATCGCGCCGAGAAAAAAAAACGCGGTTGTACATTGTTGGATGCGAGCCAAAAGACATCCCAATAATGCCGCTGCGCATCAATGAGGCGACGCATACGATTGGACTTCGGTCTGGGCGCAACGCGAACCATAGGCCCGAATTGCCGAAAGCAGAACGAGAACATACCCCTCCCGAGCTGGCGATCTGGCTGGTAGAGCTGGCGAACCGCTGCAATGGGAACAACACGAAATAGCCACCCTATTCGACGCAAAACTTCGCACCACCGACAAGCGAAACAAGCCCAACAATCTGTCTCCATGCCAACCATCACCGAACTCCAGACCGAACGCCAGCGCCTGAAAGCGCTGGAGGCTCGCCGCGAATTCGACGAGGCTTTGGCGTCTACCCGTCCGTCCTCTGCTCTGCTCGCCGCCGGCCAGGCCGCGCATAAAGTTATTGCCGACGAGCTGGCCCGCCTATCCAGCCGACTGCTGCAAGCGATCGCCGGCGAACACGACGAGACGCGCGTGCACTATCTGATGTCCGACGCCGTCCACACCGTCCTTGACGGCCTCGGCAAACGAATCGAAGCCGCGAGCGCTGCGCTGCCGGAATTCGGCGCGCGCTTCCGGCGTGGCGCTCGCCCGCGCGACCTGCTGACCGTCTCGCAGCATGCAGACAAACACCGTTGGCTTGGCAGCGGCACAAATGCTCCAGGCCAGTGGCGGACATCTTTGACACCCTACCTACGCGACATCCAGGACGATCTGTCAGAGCATTCACCGGTGAGGACGGTCGTCTTCTGCAAATCTGCCGGAGTCGGCGGAACAGAGGCAATGTTCAACTGGGTCAACTACGTCATGGCCCACCTCGGCAACCGAGACATGATGGTCGTCGTTCCGAGTCTCGAGCTGCGCGACCGGTCATTCAACCCGCGCCTGTCAAAAATGATTGCCGAGAATGCGCGCCTGGCCGACCTGGTAAGCCGCGCATCTCGCAGCAGCGCAAACCGTACAGACATCCTTGAGTATGGCGCCAACGTCCGGCTGATCAAGGCCGGGGCGAACTCGCCAGACTCGCTGCGATCCGATCACCTGCCGTATGTGATCTGTGACGAAGTGGATGCCTATAAGTGGGATTTGGGCGGCGAAGGCGACCCAATGACGCTGATCGAAAATCGACAGCGGACATTTTCCAGGGCAAAGACATTCCTGATTTCCACGCCCGCTTCTCCGGGCGTCAAGGACAACGAGGCCGGCCTATCGGACGCCGACGAATCGCGCATCGTCCAGGCTTACGAACGCTCAGACCGCCGCCGATATTATGTGCCATGCCCGCATTGCGGACAGGAACAGCACTTGCAGTGGGGCAACCTCAAGTACCGGACAGCGCTTGGCGACGCGCCAACAATCGGCGGCAAGGAGCAGAAGGTAGTGGTCGACGCCTGGTATGTCTGCCAGGAATGCGGTGCCGAAATCACGGATGGCCACAAGCCAACGATGCTGGCCGCGGGCCGCTGGATTGCCGAGCGGCCGCACGTCAAGCTAACGCATGGATACCACATCAATGCACTCTACGCGCCGATCGGCCTTGGTTTGACGTGGCGCCAGGTGGCGCAGAAGTGGGTTGACGTCCAGGGCGACAGCGCCGGCCTCAAAGCGTTCGTAAACACGTATCTCGGAGAGATCTACAAGGAAAAGGGCGACGGCGCCGATGCTGCCAGCGTGCTTGCTCGCGTCGAAAACTACACCCTGTCGTCGCTGATCTCCGCGGAAAAAGTCTTCCGCATCACGGCCGGCGTTGACGTGCAAAAGGACCGTCTCGAAGTGTCGACCATCGCCTGGGGAGCAGACGAGGAAGCATGGCTGATCGATCACATCATCCTGCCTGGCGAAACCACATCGCCAGACGTGTGGGCAGACCTCGCAGAAACGCTTGTTGACGCGAGGGTGCAAGCCGCATGCATAGATGCAGGGTACAACACGTCGGCCGTGCTTGAATTCTGCGGGCAACGCCGGTGGTGCTACCCTACAAAAGGTATGACCGGAACCGGCCGTGCTTTGATTGAAGACCAGCGCCGCCGGGCCGCTCGTCTTCGCGTTCGTCGAAAAAAGGGGCAACCGGTTGAACCGCTTGGTGTCGATCAGGGAAAGGCGCTGATTTACGCGCGGCTTCGATTGCCTGACCCCGGTCCGGGTTACATGCATTTCCCGGCGGATGCCGCTTTCGACGACGAATACTTTGCGCAACTTGCTGCCGAAGAACTGCGCAAGCGAGTCAGAGGCGGGCGCGTGATCGCAGAATGGCGCCAGATTCGACCGCGAAACGAAGCGCTCGACTGCGCGATCCTTGCGCTCGCTGCAAACAGGCTTGCCGGCCCGCTTCCAACGTCGCCCATTGCTCCGCCTAAAGCATCAGCGGAACAGGCGCCAGCCGACATCAAAACCATGCTGGATTTGGCGAGGAGAAAGGTTTTTGGCCGCTGACACTTTGCTCGACATCATCGCCACCGCCCGGGCGGCGCTCCCGGAGATCCCTGCAGAATCGTGGCAGCGATTCGAGGACGCTATCCGCAGAGACTTCGGCGCGCAGCGCATCTATGTAGCTGCCAAACGCAAGCGACTGCACATTGACGCCATTCAACGGTCGGTTGAGCTTGGCTCGACTTCTGGCCAGATCGCCGTTGACCTGCATCTTTCGCGCCGACGCGTGGAGCAGCTGCGGCAACTGCTTGCGCCAAACACTGATGCGAAATTTCTTGCCTAGTTTTTCGCGGCGAAGCGCCGGAGAATCGACGGCATGCTGTCCACATCAGAACCAACCTCGTTCCGCGCCGGCGAAACCGTCGAGTGGACACGAACCTTGCCGGAGTACCCAAATGTAGACGGATGGTCGCTGAAGTACCGTATTTTTTGGCCGTCGGGCGCATCCCCCGTTGACCTGACGGCCACTGGCAACGGCACCGAGTACGCCGTCAACATTGCTGCCAGTTCTTCCGCGGCGTTTCAGCCTGGACAGGCGTCGCTTTGGTCCTACGTTGAGCGCGCCATTGGCGATCCCCTGACAACAGAGCGCATCGACCTGGGCGTCACGCAGCTGCAAATCGACGAAAATCTGCTGTCTGCAGGGACGCTCGACTCGAGATCACCAAACCAGCGTGCGCTTGACGACCTGCGCGCCGCGTTGTCCGCTTACGTCGCTGGCAGTTCCGGCCATGTGGCCGAATACCAGATCGGCGACCGGACGATGCGCTTCCGCTCGCTGCGCGAAATCACCGACCTGATTGCGTATTACGAAAAGCAGATTTTACGCAGCAACCTGGACGCTCGCCCGCGCGTTCTATACCGCGGTTGATGCCATGAATCTCGGCGCCATGTTTCGCTCGATCTTTACCGCAAGCCAAGCGGGCGGCACAGACCCGGAGCCATCGGGAAACGCCGCATGGCTGAACGACGCTCTGGCGCACCAGCTTGCGCGCGCTGAAACGAGACGTTTCGAAGCCCTGCACGACGCGAAAAAGCGCTTGCTCGAAACCTCCGAAACGCCCGAATGGGCGCACAGCTGGAGCGGTTCCGCCTCGCACATCAACGAGGAGCTAAGCGGATCATGGGCGACCATCGTTTCCCGCTCGACAAACCTCGCGCGAAACAACGAATGGGCCGCGCGCTGGCTTATCCAGCAACGTGACAATGTGCTTGGACAAAACGGTATCCGATTGCAATGTCGGCTGGCCAAGGTGCGCAACGGCGAGCAACACACCGACGCCAATAACGCCATCGAAACCCTGTGGCGCCGGTGGGGCGCCGCCGGTTCCTGCGAAGTCAGCGGCTTGAGCTGGCGCCAGGTGGAGGCCATCGCGCTGCAATCACTGGCGCGTACCGGCGAGATTTTCTACCGATTCAGGACTGGCGCAGGTGCCGGCCCGTTCAATTTCCAGTTGCAGATCCTCGATCCGTGGTTGATTGATTCCACAAGAAACCAGGACCTTTCGGCAGGTCGGACAGTCCGCATGGGTGTTGAGCGCGACGGCGACGGCCGCGTCATTGCCTATCACCTCCGCGCCGGAACTTCTGCCGAAAACCGCGGCACCGCCGGCGGGAAAATGCCAGTGCTGTCAGCTGATGAAGCGCGCCTGTGTTTTGCGGTGGAAGAACCCGGACAGGCGCGCGGCATCCCGTGGCTGTCGATCGGCGCTCGCCGGCTTTGGATGGCGCAAAAATTTGAGGAAGCATGCTCGGTTGCCAGTCGCAACAGCGCAGAACGCCTGGGCTTTTTCGTGTCGCCAAGCGGCGACGCGCCGCCGGGATTCGCCGACCAGATCGTCAGCAGCGTATTGGAAGCCGCCCGCGCTGCCGGCAAGGTACTGTCACCGGCGGAAGTCGAGCAGATCACTGCTGCGGCAAACAAATTCAGCACGACAATGCCCGGCCAGTACGATACCATTCCGGCCGGATACGATTTCCGGCAGTACGACTCGCCATGGCCAAACATCCAGGCAGGCGAGTACGTCAAAAGCCAGATTCGTGGCTGGTCAGCTGCCCGTGGCGCGTCGTATCACACCATCGGCAACGATCTGGAAGGCGTCAATTACAGCTCGGCTCGAGTCGGCATTCTCGACGAGCGAGAGCATTACAAGGTTGTCCAGCAGGACCTCATTGACTGGCTGCACCAGCCCGTGCTCGAGCGCTGGATGCCGTTTGCCGTCCTGCAGGAACAACGCCTGGTCGGTAGTCGCGTGCGCGACTACGTTGACGCCTGTACCTGGCGCCCGCGCCGCTGGGCCGGCATTGACCCCGCCAAAGAGGCAGCCGCCAACGAATCCGACCTGCTGTTCGGGCTTACGTCGCGATCCAGAATCATCCTCGAACGCGGAGACGATCCGGAAGAGGTATCCAGAGAGCGGGAAATCGACGAAGAGATGTTCGGTCCGCTGCCGAATGCGCAGCAGCCGGAAAACACGGCCAGCGAAGATGATGAATCGGACGATGACGAGAACTCGGTCGATGCATCAGACGTATCGCGAGCGGATAAGTCGGCTCCGGTGATTCACCTGTCAAGACCATAACGAGTGTGCCCATGACCACGCAAGACGACCAGACAAACATCCAGCCGATGGTGGAAACGCCGACAGTCGAACGCTCGCGCATCGAAGGAGTTATGCACCGTTCACTTGAGACTGGCGAGGTACGGCTGCTCCAGGCTTCAGCTGCCCAAACAGATGGTTTGATGCGACTGGAGATCGCCGCGTCGAGCGAATATCCCCATCTCCGTTCCGACGGATGGGAACAGCCCTGGGTGGAAGTTCTCGGCCACAAGGACGGCGAAGTCGATCTGTCTCGTTTGCAGAACGGCGCGCCTGTTTTGGCCAATCACGATCGCAACAAGTCGACTGGAGACACGCCGCTAGCCTCAATTGGCAGAATCGAAGCGGCCCGACTCGATGCCGACCGGAAAATTCGTACCACTATCGTTTTGTCGCCGCGCGCCGCGCTGGCTGATCTCAGGCGGGACATCGAGCTGGGCATTCTGCCCAAGGTCTCCATTGGCTACCGCATTCAGGAACGCGTGCTGCAACGCAAGGCTGACCAAAATGGCCCCGCCACGTACCGTGTCACCAAGTGGCAACCGTTCGAAGTCTCCCTGGTTGACATTCCCGTCGACGATGCCGTGGGTATCGGCCGCAACGCTGCGCCAGACGAGAAAAATCCGAGCGCTGTGCCGCTCGACGAACACCACGAGCAGCAACGCACAGAACAAGATCCAGTTTCATCGCCGCCGGCCTCGAGCCTGCATCATCCATCCGAAAGGAGCATCATCATGCAAGACATCGCCCCGGCGGCAAACACCCAGCCGCCCGTTTCCGCCGATCAGTACATCAACGCCGAGCGCGCGCGTGTGCAGGAAATCATCGCGCTCGCGAACGAGTACCAAAAGTACATGGGCCCGTCCGCCGGCCCGGATGCCGTCCGCAACGGTCGCAGCGTTGACGAATTCCGGCAGTTCATTCTGCAGCAGATCACGCTGAAACACCAAGGCGCCGAACTGGACATCGGCATGACCAAGCGCGAGAAGTCGCGTTACTCGCTGCTCCGCCTGTTCAACGCCATGGCGACTGGCGATTGGTCATGCGCCGGTCTGGAGCGGGAATGTTCGCAGGAAGTTGCTCGGCAAATGGGCCGTGCACCGGACGGTTGCTTTATCCCCTCGGAAATGCTGTTTGGCCGTGATTTCAACGTCGGAACGACGACGGAGGCCGGAAATTTGGTGCAAACCGACGTGCGCGCCGACATCATGGCCGATGTACTGCGAAACAAGCTGGTCATGGGTCAGCTCGGCGCGACGATTTTGACTGGCTTGACCAATAACATCAGCATCCCGCGCCTGGCCACCGGCTCGACCATCG